GGTGTCGGTACAATAGCATCTCAGTTTGGTTGGTCCAGGCCAAATGATGGTGGCATGGCTATAATGAGCGCTTCTGTGGGCCGTGGTATTAATAATGTGACTGGTATGGAACATGCACAGGAGTTCGGTATGTATCAGAACAATGAGGTTGGTGTTGTTTCGCATTTTGCTGCTAAGGATTATGATGAGATGTCCATTTGTGGGCTTACGTGCATCCCTTGTGCTATTGCGCAGGTTCAGTTAAACGGTGCCACCGACGTTTCTGGTCAATATAAGTGGATTTGTAATGTCGATCCTACAGCTTTTACGTTCCAAAAAGGTACTGGTTTTATCCAGAGCCTTAGTTATACTGCTGCTGGACCCGCTTTTCTGCCTTCCACTATTTTTGGCGTTTCACAGTTTTTTAATGCATGGCGGGGCGATTTAGTCTTCAGGTTCAAAATAGCACGTTCTAAATTTATGGGTGGTCGGCTTTTGGTTGGGTTTAATCCAACCCCAGATGATTCCACTAGTGCTGTTCCTCAAGGCAGGCGTTACGACTACATTTCTGAGATAGTTGATATACGCTCTACCTCAACTTTTGATTTTGAAGTTCCGTTTCAGTATTACCAGGATTTTTGTGGGCTTAACCATGATCGTTCCGTTGGTTATAGATCCACTGGTTCAGTCTTTTTGCAAGTTATTGAACCCTTAGTTTCCTCTGGTCAAACAGCTACTACCTGTTACATTGAAGTTGAGGTATTTTCCAAGTGTGGATTAGTTTTCGCTAATGCTAATGGGACATTGTATGCCCCTGCACCAGAAACTGCTCCTTTAGTTGCTCAAATGGGTATGGAGGAGGACCTTGATGTTTTGAAGGATGTTTCCGGTGAGGCTATATTGTCGATTAAACAGATTGCCTCCCGCCCTGATTGGAGGGGGGTGACTTTTGCTACTAATGCCATTTACAATGATGATATTTGGGCTACCACTGTTTTCCCAACAGTTACTGCTGGTATTTGGTCTGGGCCTAATAATGCCTTTAATCAGTTTACTCAGTGGTATAAGTTTTGGCGAGGTTCAGTCATTTGGAAGTATCTACCTCAAGGTGTTTCTGCTACCACTAATATTTCATGGAACACCTACACTGGTCATACTTCTGGCCAGCCTATTTCGCAGGAGAATCGTATTTGTAATATAATTCGGCGGCCTTTTTATGCTCAGCATAATAGAAATGCTTTTCCTTTGGGAGGTGGTGTTGGCAATTTTGATACCCGCAAAATGTTATTTAATAATGGGGGACTTGATGGCGCATCTTATGTGTCTATAGTTCCTGGTGATGATTTTCAGTTTGGCGGGTTTGTCTGGGTTCCTCCGCTTATTGTTACTCAGGCA